TGTCCGCCCAGTCGGAAACGAGGGCATTGAGCGGGTCCACCATCCCCATAGGCACGAGCCCTTGCAGGATCGGGCCCAGCGTCTGGAGGGCCGCCTGCATCTGCTCGACGCGGGTTGCCTTGTTCGGCTTGCGAGCCGAGCCGGCCTCGACCCGGTACTCAAACTCCCTCGCCACCGTCGCAGGGTCCATGCTTGAGACGTGCTGCGACCACGCCGCCGCACCCAGCGGGCCGACGATGGACTCCACGTCCTGCGGACGCAGCAGCCAGCGTGCGGCGAGCGCCTCGCGACGGGCCAGAAGGCTCATGGCGTCCTCCAACCGGTTCGCCATGTCGTCCGGGCGCACGCTCAGTTGCTCCGCCTTCACGTTGGCCTCTGTGGCGCTCCGTATCTGGCTGGAGGTCATGGCGTAGGCCAGTTCCGTCAGGCCGACGCGCTTGTCGAACTGCTGCGCCACCGCTTCCACGATGCGCCACAGTTCCGGAGACACCTCCGGCAACTGGAACACGGAGATCAAGTCGTTCACGCTGCGACCCAGCGTCTCGCTGATCTCCACCACCTTGAAGCCCTTTTCCGACTGGGCCAGTATCTGGTCCTTGATGTCTTGGTCGGCCGCCTTGCTCACGCCCAGCAGCGTCTCGCAACTCGTGGCGACACGCTGGGCGATGAACGACATCGCGAAGTTCAAGAACCGCAGTTCCCCGATGCCCGGCTTGATGTGGCTGATCGGCCAGACGTAGCCCGGCTTGCGGTGGAAGTCGAGATGCACGAACGGCCAGCCGTTGGCCTCCGCCCAGAACGGGATCGGCCACTGCACGGCACGGAACAGGCCCGGCGGCACGCCCGTCGCATCGTCCACCGGCTCCTCCAGAGCCGACGGGGGCATGTTCAGCGGGTACGGGATGCCCTCGCACACGACGATGTAGCAGTTGTCGCCGACGGCATCGAACGCCCCGACGAGTTCTTTGGGCGTGTCCTTGAGCCTGTCGCCCAGACCGGTCTTGCTCCAAATCTTCCAGTACGTCACCAGTTCGTTGGACTTGCCGACGCGGCGACCCTTGTACTGCGAGTCGTCCTCGTTGAATATCTGGTCGGTATCGCCGTCCAGAGGCTTTGCGCCGTCGATGTGCCCCTTGAGTTGCTCGCGGTCCAGGCCGTACTGGCGGGCAACAACGTCAATGGGGTGGACGCACCGGCGGGCGCACCAAGTGATGTCCTCGATCTCGGTGGCGTCCGGGTCCATCGTGAAGTTGTCCACGCTGTCGGCAAACGAGCCGACCACGCCGATGTCCGAGCCCGGCAGCGTGACCATCTCCGTCCACCACACGCCCATGCCCTTGATGATGGCCTCGTCCACGACGCGACGGCTGTGCGTCTTGAGGTCGAGTTCGTTGGGCGTGTAGTTGAGATACCGCTCCATGAGCAGGGCGGCGATCTTGCGGATTTCCGTCCGCTGCATCGTCTCCTGAGCGGCCTGCTGGTACGCCATCATGGACTGCGGGTCCATGACGCCCACCACCTCCGGCGATACGAACGGGTACTTGGCGTGCGTCACCGTCCGCACCGGGTTGCGGTGGTAGATGACGCTGCCAAACAACTTCACCGCCTCAAACACCCGGTTGACCTGCATGCGGAACGCAGGCGGGGCGATGGTGCGGTTGTAGCCGTACTCGTGGCGGGCGTAGGTGTCCTTCCAGAACCAGTTGTGTGGTCCGTCAAAGAACGACATCGCCTCACGCCCATCCTCCGTGAAGGGGCGCTTGTGCTTGAGTGACAGTTCGATCTTCTTGAGCCAGCCCGTTGCGATTGACCGCAGGGCATCCTCACCCGTTCTTGGTTCCACCGTTTTGCTTCCTTGCAATGGCAACCTGTTCCGTCAGGTTGGCGATCTGAGACATGAGCCCGTCCAGTTTCCGCAACTGGGCCGACTGCGGCGTGTACTCCCAGCAACCCCACTGCCGCCAATCCGAGTTCTCCTGCAAGCCGGGATCGTCCTTGTGCCGCACGGACGGCCGCTCCAGAAATCCGGTCGTGGGCGAGAAGGTCAGCACGCTGACGGTCAACACGCCCGGCCGCTCAACGATCCAGCCCAGCGTGGGGTCGTTGCAGTTGAGGGGGTCGTGATACCAGTACACGCTGTCGCCAATGCGGACAGACGGCGGGCTAAACGATTCGGCTTCCATACTTCGCTCCTGACTGTGGGCCTAAGAAGATGTAGTCGTCGGCTTCGGCGGACATGCGCTTCTTGCGCTTCCGCACCCACTCGACGTACCAGGGGTCGGGACCGACATCGACTTTAGGCTTGTGCCATCGAGGTCGATAGGCACAGAGGTACTCAAGACACTGGCAGGCGTGGACTTCCCCCCGCGTGTTGGGCTGGTCGGTCACGATGTAGGCACCCCCGACCAACTGGGTTTTGTGCTTGTACCGCTTGAGTTCCCGCTCCAAGTCGGGGACGGCCGACCTCAGCACCCGCAGCGTCGGGGTGCCGTTGGGGCGGATGTGGAGGTAGTTGCGGACGGCCGACATGCGGGCCTGCACGTCGTCGCAGCCGGCCAGGAAACTGTGCCCCGTCGTCTCGGAGGCCACCCCCTGAGCCTTGAGTTGCTCGGTGTACAGTTCCACCGGCAGACGCCCTGAGCCGATCTCGCGCAGCCGGCCGCCGTGCATGTCGATGATGAAGGCGTAGAAGTTCTGCCCCTTGCACTTCTCCTTCATCTTCTCGCCAAAGATGATGGCGTTGCAGTTGCGGATGTAGAGTTGGTCGTAGATCAGCAGCATGGACTCGTCGGGCGGTACGGCCGCGAACAGGACCGACGTGACGGCGTGTCCAGGGTCGATGGCGGCGTACCGGCACCAGTCGTCCGGGACGGTCAGGTTCGCCAGTTCCGTCCTGTCGTGGCCGTGAATGTGCATGGAGAACGTGGGGTAGCACAGGATCGAGTCGCTGATGAACTCGCCCTCGCTGCGCATCCGCAGCACGTCGTCGCCCAGCGCCGCCCAGCCCTCGATACGCTTCCGCTTCTCGTCGTCCGGGATGTGGGGATTGTCCAGAAAGCGCAGTTGGAACTTGACGATGGTGGGGTTCTCGACGCCCTCCTCCGCCAACTTGTCCGCCCGCTCCGCAAGCGACTGGAGCGAGTCGTTCTTGCTGTGCGGCATGGCGGACCACGCAAACACACCGCGACGGTCAGAGAGGCGGGCCTGCATTTCGGGCACCCACGCATCCCCGTTGTTTACGTCCTCGTCGATGTGGACCCTGTTCGCCTGCCAGCCCTGCGGCGGCTCTCCTTCCGACGAGAAGAAGTAGATTTGCCAGCCGTTCGTCAGGGTGCAGGACTGGATGTAGCGGGCGGACTTGAGAATCCACGACTTCTTCGCCACCATGCGCGGCGGGATCAGCGGCGGGGCGGGCTTTGCCTCCTTCTCGCGAGCAGAGTCAGCGGCCGGGTTGTAGGCCCGCCATTCGCCGGTCTGCTCGTCCTTGATGATCTTGAACGCCCCAGCCATGAACAGCATGGGGTAGACCACGAGGCCGATGTGCTTCCAATCCTTGCCGACGATGGCGAGGATGCCGTCCTTCTCGGGGTACTTCCCGTGCGGGTCTTTGCCGCAGACGGCTCGGGCGTCTTCCACGAACGTGCAGAGCGACTTGCCGGAGCGGTTGCCGCCCAGCACCAGCATCTCACTCGCCCGGCACTGGTGGACTTCCTCCTGCTTGGGCGTCGGCTGGTACAGCCGCAGGGCCTCGATCCGCCGGCTCGCCAACTCCGCCTGCATCTCCTTGAGTTCGTTCTGCTGGAACGAACCCAATCGCTTGACGGACGGCAGCGGCGAAATCGCTGGGGGTTTGCGGCGTGACTTCGACATTGAGGAACCCTCCACCAATACTCATGGCAATGCGGCTAAGGCGCTGATCCAACTCGGACTCCAACTCCTCGTCAGACCACTGAGTCAGGGGCTTCTTGGCCCCGCCCAGTTCGGTGTTCTTCGTGACAAGGCGGACGATGCCCTCCAGCAACTTGGTGCGGTGCGAGCCGCCAGGAGGGGCGTCGAAATACTGCTTGACCATCATGGCGGCGAACCCGTTGGACCCGCCGAAATACTCCATCAGCCGCTCCAGCAGTTCGCTGGAGTGCGGGATGTTCTCCCCTCCCCTGCCGGCGGCCTGCGTGAAGGCGTTGAGGGCACCGTCCTCGATGGCCTTCATGTCCCGCTTCTTCTGCTTCAACTTCTTGCCACGATTCACGCGGGCCCGGCAGGTGACGCAGCGGGCGTCCCACGACCCGTCCTTCTTGACGCGGAAGTGGTTCTTGGACAGGGGGAAAGACTGGCCGCAGTCGGTGCAGGTCTTGTCGGCCATGCGTCACCTGTCAGCCTGTGGCACCGACGAGATCATGGGTGCCATCCCGTCCTTCGGGGCCGGCACGCTGCCTGCGCCCACCTCTCGCTTCACCTTGAAGTCCTCCAACTCCGGGAAGTCCAGCAGCCCGGCCTTCTGCAACTGGGCCATGATCGCCTGCCGGTCAGGCTGGTCGAACTGGCCCATCGGATTAGGGTCGTTGGCGAGCGGCATTGAAGAAACTCCTGCCCATCAAAAAAGAAGGCCGCAGGGGGGCGTCCCTTCCCTCCTGCGGCCAAACGTCGCGACGTTGATAGCGAGACTCAGGAACCAGCGTCCGTCTTGACGAGGATGCGGCCGGAGGTCGTAGCGCTCGTCTCGATGGCGTAGCCCAGCAGCGGGTTCGTGGACTTGGCCGCCGCCGAGCCAGCCGTAGCGGACAGGCCATAGGCCGCGCCCGCCGACACGCTGGTCGAGGTCTTCGTCACCGTCGAGGGGCCGCCCACCACGAGCCAGAACACCTCGTTGTTGGCAACGCCAGCAGCGGGGAGGTACTCGTCCACGATGCCCATGAGCAGGGTCGAGGTCGTGGCCGCACCGTCCACCTCCGTGAGGATGGCCGCGTCCTTGAACTTGGCGACCGCACCCGGAAGCAGAGCGCTGCCGCTCGTGTTCTTCACGGCGATGCACTCGACCGTGTGGTTGCTCTTGAGAGCGCCGGTCTTCGGGTCTTCGTCGCGGAACACCTTGCGGGTGCCCACAACCGTCGAGCCGTCGCCGTTCTCGGCCTCGTACATCGTCACGGTGACGCCAAGCGTCTGGCCGCGAGCGAATCCGGGATCAGCAGTCAGCGTACTCATCTGCGAGAACTCTCCTTCTGGTGGCTGTTGAGGACTAGGCGAGGGCCGCGAACTTCACAAAGTTGCGGGGCGACTTCATCTTGATGTTGGCAAGGACCGACACGGCGTAGCGGTACGCGGAAAGTTCCTCGTTGTAGAACGGTCCCTCCGCTTCCAGCAGGTTGCCGGTCATCACCTTCATCTCCATGTTGCCGATGGAGAGGGCGTAACCGACGCCCGGCGGAACGGCATAGTCGCTCGCCGTCTCGATGCCGTCGATCTCGACCACATCGCCGAAGCCGTAGGACCGCAGCCCGTTGGTCTTCGACACGATGGCCCGCTCGCGGCTGTCTAGCCGGTTGAGGAACTGGATGTAGAGCGTGCGGTCGAGAAGGATCATGTCGATCTGGTTCTCGCGAGTGTCGTTCCGCTTCGCATGGTTGACCGACTCGCGGATCGCCTCGATGCACTGATCCTTCCACGTCGCCGTCGCACCGCCGAAGGCCGTGCTGGTGTAGTTGCAGACGATGGGCGACCAGAAGTCATACTCCGGATCGGCCGGAACTCGCGGCCACGAGCCGGTCGCCAACTGCGAGCCGGCGTACTGGCCCAGACCGGTCTTGAGGCCGGCGTACTCGTCGTTCGGGAACCCGAAGGGGTCGGCGGCATTCGCCGCCCGCTGGGCACCGGTGGCGACGTTGATCGTCCCGTTCACGGCGAACATGGACTCCAGGCCATGCCACCGGTTCTCGTTACCGCTGGCATAACCGTCGATGAACACCTCCCTGGCGAGATGCTCCTGCATCGACTCCGTGAGCCGGTTCGTCATCTTCCCGGCCACGTCGATCAGTTGGGCCTGACCGCGATTCTCCAGCATCTCCCGCTTGCTGATCTGATCGGTGACCGAGTAGCCCCGATACGGGAGGTTGGCTCGCTGCCAGAGCGCGTGACGTGCGAAGACTCGCGGCGACTCGCCCGTGTACGTGGACACGGGGATGTTGCGGTAGCGAACCTGCCAGTCGAACCCGCGACCGCCTTGATTCATGGCGACGTTGCCGTTCGCCTGGAGGGCGGCGAAGACCTTGAACTTGCGGAAGGTCGTCTGCTCCTCTTCCTTCAAATGAAGGGTCAGAGTCGTGCCAATAGAACGGGCCCAGTCAACGCTCGACGCCATGTCGCGTTACCCTTTCAGTTGATGCCGTCTCGTGCCAGTTGGCGAGCGAGACGCTGTTCAAAGGTCAGAGGTGCTTGCGGTGTTCTCGGGTCGCTTGACCCCGCAGCCCTACTCGGATTGCGAGACGCTTCCCTTCTAAGAAACTCTATGTCCTTTTGGGCCTGAGTTGCGGCATCGGCAGCAGGCGCAGGGGCCGCAGGAGCCACAGCGGCAGGTGCAGTTTGCTGCGGTAAACCAGCCTCAAACGCACTTCGCTGTGCGTTCTGCGACTGCATGCCACGCAGCGAATCAAGCAAATCACGCTCGATCATTTTCGTGGCGTATTCCCACCGCGCTTCGGGGCTTTGGATGCCCAACTGAGCCGCCTGCTCGATGTACTGCTGGGCCGCCAAGCCCTCCTTCGTCGGCGTCTTGCCGTCCGCCTCGTACAGCCAGTCCGCGTTCTCCTTCTCAAGCCCGGAGACGTACTGGTGCTGCTGCATTTCCGCAAACTGGGACTGCACGATCTGGGCCGCCTGCTGCTGGGCGATCTCTTGGATCATCGGACCCAGCGCCTCCTCCGGGTTGGTGAGGAACTTCTGAGCGAAGTCGGCCTTGTACTTCTGGTACTCGTACAGGGAGTGCTTCGCGTCCAGCGGCGCGTCGGCGGAGATCACCTCCCGGCCGTTCTCGTCGCGGACGAGGTACTGCTTGTAGGACTCACGGACCTCCGGCGGGTTCCACCACCGCCTCACCGCCTCTGCGGCCGTCGTCTTCTGGACAGGCTGCTGGGGGGCGGGCTGCTCTCGCTGGGAGGCGAGCCATCGCTCAAATGGCTCTCGGTTCTGGAGGTACTGCTGGGCGTATGGGATGTACTGCTGGTACTGCTGGAGGGCTTGAGTTGCGGCTTTCTCCCGCTCCATTGAGGCATATAGGCGACGAGCAATCGCCAAGTCGTCCTGCCCCTGGAACTCATCGAGATTCTTGAAGGCGTCCCAGACCGACTGCTGCGGAGCCGGTGCAGCAGCAGCCGCAGGCGCAGTTTCCGGCGTCGAGGGAACACTGGCGGCGCTTTCGGTCGAGGTGTCGGGCGTGGAATCTACGGTTTCTTCAACGACTGCGGCTTCGTCGCTCATGGCATGCCTACTGCTTGTTGGACGAGTTCATCCTCCACTGCGGACGCGGGTGGAGGTCGCTGCCGGGCGGCGGGAGAGCGCCCGTAGCGACGAGCCGGTTGTATGCCTCGTTGTCCGCTCTCGATACTCCGTCGTCGTCCTTCAATCGCCCATACAGGTCGCCGGCGGCTTGGTTCGCCTGCGTCACCTGACTGGCCGACTTGTAAACCGCCGGCTCGTGCCCGCCCACGAGGAAGCCCTTCCAGTCCCGGCCCGGCATGCCGCCGAACCCCGTCAGCGCTGCGCCGACACCGGCCTCCGACGCGAACTCCATGCCGGCATCCTTGCCGGCCTGCTTGGCAACTCCGCTGACAATCGGGCGCTGCCATCCCGACCCGGCGATCCTGCCAGCCTGCGACAGTGCCCGAGAAATCATCGGCATCTTGGCGGCCGCCCCTGCCGCCGGGATCAGCACGGTGGGGTCCACCATCGTTATCGCGAGGTCACCAGCGTCCGAAATCCAGCCGGCAGGCACAAAGCCCGCAGTCCGCTTCCAACGCTCGTCCGCCATCGGCACCGACGCATCAACCACCTCCTGCTGGAGTTCCGCAATCCTGCGGGCGATGTCCTTTTCGGTCGCGCCGGCCGGCAGGTCCGCTATGGGGTGCGGCGAGTTGATCCGGTAGCGATTGTTCGCCAGACGGTTGGCCTGCGCTCGCTGCCACGACTGCCCGGAGGTGTCCGTCTCGCCGCTGCCCTCCAGCCGGATGTGATTGGGCACAGTCTCGGAGGCCACCATGTAGTTTCCGAGCGGCACGTCTGGGTTGGACGTGTTGTCCAGCGCCGCGTTCGCCACAGTGTCGAATCGCTGGTAGCCATTGACGACGGAGGCCGGGTTGAGCCCGCCAGCGCCAGAAAGCCGCTCGCCCCTGTTGCTGTCGTAAGCGCGAATGGAGTTGGCGTCGAGCATTCGGCGAGGCGTTCGCAGAGTCTCCGACGCTTGCTGCGACCCCAGTTCGCTTTGCAGGAAGTCGATGTCACGCCCGAAGTTCTGCATGTACTGGTAGGTGCGGGGGTCGAGCAGGTGCGTGGACTCATTCCACCGCTTGCTCACCTCCGCAGGCGTCTTGCCCTGCCGGGCGTACTCCTCGCGGGCACTGGCCCGCTCCTCCGGGTTGGCCCACGCCGAAGGGCGGCCACCGTCCACGCCCAGCGCCGTCCGCATCTGGGCCCGCTGCTCGATCTGCTGGATGGCCTCGTCCAGCGGCGTGCCGGGCTTGATCTTGTGGCGGCGGTAGACCTCCGCGCGGATGGCGTCTGCCCGCTTCATGCCGAGCGCGCCCTTGCGGGCCTCCGGGTCGGGCCTGGAGGACAGGAAGTCGCTGATCTCGTCTTCGGTCATCGCCATATCACCGCTGCTCCGTGAGGCCAGAAAGAACGCCGGGCTGCTGGGCTGCGGCGGCACCTCCGGCAATGGCTGTCGGCAGCATCAAGGACTGGAGGATGTTGCGGGCACTGCGGAATCGCACGTCCAGAGGAGCGAGGTCGGCTCGCCGCAGCACCCTTGCGCCGGCAGGAGTGAATGCGGTCGAAAGCCCAGCCTCGTCGCTCACGAGCGTGCCTTTCGCGCCGGCGGCCATCAGCGGCTCCGTGTAGCCCTTGCGATGCTCGGCCACGTCGAAACTCGGATACGTCCCGCCGCCAAGTGACGTCGTTTCGGATTCTGGCGACACCCTCTCCAGCCGCTTCAGCGCATGCTCTCGCCAGTCGTGCCAGTCTTCCAAGTCGCCGGCCGGGTTGAGGTTCTCGGCCAAGTGAGATGTCCGCAGCCAGATGCGCTGCCGCTCTGGGGACTCCGGATACTTGGCTTTCAGCGAAGCCGCCTGCCGCTGCTTGAAGGCGTCGTATGCCTCCGGCGGCATCCGGTCGATCCCCGCGATCCCGGAATTGGGGCCGAGCAACGGGTATAGCGTGATTTCGTCGCGCGGCACCTGCACGCCGAGCCGCGCGTAGTCAGGGTTGTGGCTCGTGTAGACAAGCCCTTCGCTCTTGGGCTGCAAGTTGACGAACTTCATTCCGCCCTTGTCTAGCCGTCTCTTGTTCGCCTGCGACAGCGCGGCGCCAGTAAAGCCCTTCATCTCCTTTTTGAGCGGCGAGTCCCAGCGATACCAGACGGCATTGGGGTCCAAGTCCATTGCCGCAGCGCGGTCTGCGCGCGAAGCAGCGTCCATCCGCAAGTCTCCGGACGCGATGGCGTCCAGCGTTCGCTGATCCACGCCGTGAGCGGACAGGTAGTCGAGGTAGTCGCGGTTTCTGGCATTGTGAAGTGCGGCTGCGGGACCGGAATCTTCTGGCAAGAAGCCAGTGATGTGGCCTTTCTTGATGGCGTCGGCAAACCCCTCCTCCATCGCATTCACGGCTCGCGCCACGCCCTTGCGATGCTCTGGCGACTGCGCCAGTTCGCGCAGTTTAGCGACGTATTCGCGGATGCCCATTTCGGGCGGTCGCTCGTAGTATTCCTGCGGCGGGCGAAATTGCGGCGTCGGCTTGGGGCCCGAAGACGACCACAACGCGCCATCCGGCAAATCCCAGCCGCCACCGCCACCGCCTGCGGCGAGCAGTTCGGACTGCAACGACACATCCGGAGACGGAAGCCCTTTTTCTGTGTGGAAGAAATCCGGAGGAAGGTGCTGTGCCGCCAGTTGCTCGATCTCCTTGCCGGCGGACGGCGCGGCCGCATTGTCGATGAGGCCCATTCCGGCAAGCGCCTTCTGGGCTTCCGATTGCTTTTTTGACCAGAAGTGCGGGTCGATCTTGAACCAGTGATCCCACACCTTCTGGGAGAACGCAGGCGTCCACTCGGACTCGTAGCCTTGTGCTACGGCCGTCTTTTTCAGCGGCTCATCGGTGTCGCTAGACAGCCACGAGTCGAGGTCTTCGGCCGTCGCGCCGGAAAGCAGGTCGTCTGCCGGCTTGGCGTAGCCAGAGGCGGCGTCCTTCTGCTTGTAGTAGTCGGCCAGTTCGCTGATGTGGATGAGGTCGGAGCCCTTGTCCGCCGCCTTCGCCGCCTGCGCGGCCTTCTTCGCGGCCTGCAAGGCAGCGATCTTCTTGGCGTGCAGGGCGAGTTGAGACGGTGATGCCATAGAAATCCCTCACGGGATTTATGGCCCCCTACTTCGCCAGCAGGTACAGCCCCACGTTGGAAAAGGCGTACCCCAGATAGGCGACCCCCATGCCGGGATTGCCACGCCAGAACTGCTCTACGGAGACGTAGGCGTAGATCACGCCGGTCAGTGCGATCAGCCAGCCGCTCATTTTGTGCGCTCCAGCAGGGCCCGCAGCGTGTTGGCTTCCGCAGACGGCGAGACGAATCCGATCAGTCTGTCAATCGCCGCCCGCTCGTCAGCCGTCAGCAGGCCCGAAGCCTCCTCCTGCAACTCCTGCATCTCGCGCCACATCCGTCGCTCTCTGGGCGTGCGGTCGCAGTTCATCGGCTTCTGGTCGCAGATCGGGCAGGGCATTGGCTTGTCCTCATAACGCGGGCTTGTGGCTGTTTCTCGGCCTATAACCGCACTCGCCGCCGGATTAGGCTGCGAACTGGCAGCCTAATTCTTGTTCTCAGCCTAGCCGTTCCAGCAATCCCCGAAGCGCCACAGCGTCAGCCGCCGCAGCCTTGTCACCAAATAGTCTCGCGTCCTGCTCTGCCCCCTCCAGCGCCTCCCGAATCGCCGCTCGCTCCGCTGCCGTAAGGGTTGGAGGCGGCGTCAGGTACAGAGGCAGAATGTCCTGCTCGCTCCTGCCGTTGTGCCGTGCGCTTGCCTCTGCCCACTTTCGCTGTGGATGTACCGACACCGCCCGCGTGCGGCTGCTGACGAGTGCCGGATTGCCGACCGACCAAGCAACCGGCTGAGAACCAACGGATGCAGCGGACAGCGTATCAACGTCCTTTGGCATGGCTCGTCTCCTCATCGCTGCCGCTGATCCTGTGCGTTCTCAGTCAGAAAATCATGTCTTATACGATACGTTTTTTGTCGGCCCCGCCCCGCCTACATCAGTGACCGACGCGGTGCGTGGGCCTTCGACGGGAGCAGGGCCGACGTTCGGGATGGCAAGCCGCATGGCGGCCTCAATCATTTGAGTGGCGCGGCCGTGCTCTGGCTGGTCGCAAACATCCATCAGAGTGTCGCGGTAGTCCTGCGCACAACTGACGCAGAACAGGATGGCCTCGCATTCTTCGGCGGTGAGTGTCATGTTTTTTCGCAGAAAAACTGAGAACCAGCCGATGCAACGGACGGCCATGCGTCGTCATGTGTCATGGTGAGTCCTCCGGTGGCCGCCGTTGATCTTCCGCGTTCTCACTCAGATCTGGCGAGCAGTGCCGCCATAACATCCGACCGCATCCGGTCTACCTTTTTACCAGAAAGCCGCACTATTTTTGCAGCGTAGGCAATCGCCTCCCGCTCCTCGTCGGTGAGCGTGGCGTCCATGGTCACTGTCACGTTGCCGTCGCATACCGACAGCGTGGCGTCCTGCTCTGCTATGCGGCGAATGGCTTTTTTGAGCCGCTCATTTTCGGCCCGCAGGTCGTACACCTCTTGCGGCGTCCAATCGGCATCGCAGCCGCACTCGGATTCCGAATGGGCCGCACACTTGCATCCTTTGCCGTCAGCCATGCTTGCTCCTTGTGAGAACCACGCGATGCAGCGGACGGAGCCGCTGATCGCTGGCGTTATCACTTCAATCGCTCCAGAACGCTCCGCAGCGTATCGGCAGCGACACGGGATCGTGTCACCGGCATCGACTCGCACTCATCAATGGCGACTGCAACGGCCGCCCGCTCCTCGTCGGTGAGCCTGCCCCACGACCGCAATCGCTCAATCTCGGCCGCCGCCTCATGGCAGTCGAAATAGTGATCCTCGTCATCGGTGCCGATCATGTTGGCCCGCGTCTGCCGCAGGCGGGTCACAATATCGCCGGTGCCCTCGCCGGGTCGGCTTGCCGCTTTATCGGTGCGGTGCCTGTCGGCGTCTGTACGGGCTATCGCCGCCGGCACGGCGTCATGATTTGTGTCAGAAAAACTCATGCGGTTTTCTTTCGCTCTGAGAACCACGCGATGCAGCGGACCCGCGATGCCGCCGTCTGGCTGTGGTTTCGTCAGCGGTCGCGGGCCGCTGATCGCTGGCGTTCACTGGCTACTCTGATTCAAGATTTCCGCTGCCGCCAGCCTCCATCGCAATCTCGCGTTCTCTGCGTGGAGAGCATTCAACTCCATCTCCATGACCTTGTATGCCTCTTGTCGAGACACGCGATCGCAAGCCGTGCGAATCTCATACCACTCGTTCCACGCATACAGCGGGACGACCTTTCTAACTCTGTCGGCAAATCGCCCCCGCAATCCGTCAACCTCAACCTTGTCGCGGCACAGCGGCATAATGCTGCCGATGCCGTCAACCTCAACGATGTATGCCGCAGGAGCGACGCCCGCCAGTGAACCACGCGATGCAGCGGACATCTCATCTACCTCTTTCGTCATGGTTGCTCCTGTGTTCGATGCCGCTGATCGCTGGCGTTCTCAGCCTAATCGTTCCAGCATCCTGCGCAGCGTATCAGCAGCCTTCCTGCTTCGATCCTTGTCGTCCGGCTTCAGATCGTCCCAGCCGACGCATAGCGTGTCTGCTGCCCACTGAATCGCGCCCAACTCCGCATCAGCAGGAGGCTCTTGCCGGTACAGCGGCACAACATCGACGGGGCCGCCGCCCGCCCATTCCTGCGCGTCATACGCTCGGATAGCGACGTAGACAATGCTGCCGCCGTGTTCGACCGCCCACGCCGCAGCGTGAGAACCAACGGATGCAGCGGACAGCGTATCAACGTCTTTCGGCATGGTTCGTCTCCTTATCGCTGCCGCTGATCCTGCGTGTTCTGTGGCTACCAATCAATCTCTGGAGGGGCAGGAAGCGGCATCCAGTGGGTTGGCCAGTTGGGAACCGTCCACCCGTAAAGCGTGTCGATCCATTCGCCGTCTCGGCAGTAGCCGAAAACCACTCGCCCGCCAAGCCACGCCAGAACCACTTTGCCTGCGTCGGGCAGCCGCTTCGTCACCGGAATCCAACCATCCGGTGTCGCCGGATAGTTCGCCACAGAACCACGCATTGGAGCAGACCCGTCAGCGTCCTGTGTCATATCAACGTCTCCTCTCGGGCTGCTCAATGCAGCCGTTCTCACATTCTGGAATCTCTAAATGCCCCCGCCCACCCGGTGCGCTACCCATTGTCTGGACGCATTCGTCTAGGGGCTCGCCTCCACCCGCGTAGGCCGGTGACTGCCGCTCTGCATTCCGCTTTATCAGTGCGGCGCTGGAGCCGGGTGGTGACGTTGTTTCACTCATAATACGGTTTGTCATGGTCACTTGTGCTGCGGCACCCTCGTTGGCTTGCCGGGATGGTCGATCCCGTACATGGGATTTCCCATCACCCGGACCTCGCTGGAATCGACATGGACGACGGCACCCGTGTCGAACTGGTGGACGAGCCAGACCGTGTTGATGCTGGGGCCGTAGTCGATGAGGAACAGGGCGTGCCCCTCGCCCAGAGGCGTCGTGACCCAGAGCGGCGGGTTGCACTGGTGGATCATGGCCTCTCCGCCAGGAACTCCGCCCGGCCCTGCACCATCACGGCGTTGACGAGCCCGGCCACCACGCCGCCGGCCACCAAGCAGGCAAGCAGCAGGGAGATGAGCCGGTTGGTGCGGCGCACCTGAGCCATCTTGGCCTCGTGGTGCAGCCGCCAGACCCGCCGTTCCTCCATGTGCTTGGCGAGGAGGGCGTCAACGGCGTCCCACTCAAAGGCACCGCGAGCCGGAGTGGGCATCCTTTCCCACTCCGGCAGCGCAGCCACGAGGCGGTCGAGGTCTTCGACGGTCATGCGAACGGAATCTCGTCGTCACCCACGCTCACAGCCTCCCGCTTGGGCCACCGGAGGCTGACGCCCACCTCATTTGCCATCAGACGCAAGGAGAAGCCCTGTGTGCCGTCCTTCTTCTGGTACGTCTCCAGACCCATCCGGCCGGAAACGACCACTCTCTGGCCCTTCTGGAGCGTCTCCGAGCATGTCTCGGCCTGCTCGTCAAAACAGACCACCTCCACCCACGTCGTCGGCCCCTCCTTCTTCTCCGTCGAGGCCACCGAGAAGGTCAGCATGGCCTTCCCGCTCTTGGTGATCCGAATCTCGTTCACCTTGCCCACATTGCCAGTCACGGTCGCTTCGATCATCGGTTCCTCTCTCTCATTGGGATGCTGGACAGGCGGACAGCATACGCCTGGACGGGCGTATAGCAACCCCCCTACAGGCGTGGGGTCAGTATTTTGCGCCTTTTGCGAGGTTGTCTTTTGCCCACAAGGGCTGAAGGTTTGCGTAGTGGAAACACGCGGCCTGCTCGGACGGGCGAGATAGGTCGAACGATGCGCACGGGCGAATGTGGTCGATGTGCCACATTCGGCGGTTCTCCCATGTCATTCCAGGGAGGAACTTCGATTCGATGTGTGACCGAAGCGCGTCGTGAGAACACCCGACAAGCCGAAGAGCGGAAGCGGCCTTCCGCTCTCCGCACAAAACACGGCGCAGTCGCTTTCTCAGCCGCAGCATCATGTCAAAGCCAGGATCGTGCGCGCGCCGCAACTTGTCCGCTTCCCTCCGGTCCTTTCGGAGTTTGGCGGCATATTCTGGGTCGTCTGCCCGCCTGCGGCGGCGACGTTCATTCGCAGCCATCCTCTTCTCAGCCTCTCGCATGGCGTAGGCAGAGTCATGCCAAAGCCTGTACAGCCTGCGCTCCTTGTTTCGCCGGCGGCGGTCGCTTGCAGTCCGCCCCCGACGCTCGCCCCGCGTCATCCATTTTGGATTCACAGCACGCCTCCGTGCGGGCAGGCTCCCGCGCCGACGATCCTCTGGATAGGCTCACCTATTGGTGGGGGTCAATGATTTTGGGAAACTTTTGGCGGGGGGAACGTAACTAGG